CAGCCAAGAAAAAGGAGTGCCAACAGCTCATCACCACCATCCCAGCGCGCATCGAGGAAATCCAAAAGACCTACGACCCACGCGAAAAGCCCAATTTCGCAGTAGCTTTTGCGATTGACAACGCCAACAAACGGCTAGCAGAGTTGCAGCAAGGCATCTCCACCAACGAGACCACCAAGCACCGCGCACAGCTTAGTATGGACATAGCGCAGCGCATGGCAGAAATCACGCAGCAGACCAAGCGCGACTACGAAGAAGACACCTTCAACGCAGCGCAGCAGGCAGCAAGACTAGACCAAGAACGCAAGACACTGCAATACGAGGTGAACCATCGCCCAATCGTTGAAGACGATTTGCGAGTGTACAAGGAAAAGCGCGAAGCCCTCATCCAAGAGTGGCATAGCATCAAAGCCGAGACTTTCGAGATTGACCCCAATGATCTACGTTGTCCGTGCTGCCAACGACCACTCGAACCCAGCCAAGTCGAAAGCAAGGTGGCAGAGATGGAGGAAAACTTCAACGCTCGAAAAGCTCAGAAGCTAGCAGAGAACCAACGCAAGGGGCAAGAACTCAAAGCCAAGCGCGTAGCAGCAGAAGCCCAACTGCAACGCATCGAAGCAGCAGCAGCCAAGCTCGAGGAAGTGAAACTCTCGATTAGCTCACTCAAGAGCCAAAGGAAAGCGCGCCAGACGCTGGAGCAACACATCGAAGCAGCACTGCAAAACGACAAACAACTCAACACAATGCGTGTCGAGCTCGAGAGCATCCCCGAAGCCACCCCCAGCCAAGAGGACGAGCAGCGACAACAAAAGATAGAGGAGCTGCAAAACAAGATAGCAGAACTCAACGTGGCAAAGGCGAAAAAGGCTGCCATCAACGAAGCCGAAGCACGCATCAAGGAATTACGCGCTCAACTCAAGGAAGCCAATCAGAAACTCGCAGACGTGGAACGCGAAGAGGATTTGCGCACCGAGTACAGCAAGGCAGTAGGAAAGGCAATGGAAGCAAAGCTCAACAACCGATTTAGCTTTGTCAAGTTCCAACTTTTCGACTACACCATAGACGGCACACCGAAGGAAACATGCAAGGCAACAGTCGATGGAGTTGCATACAGCTCAACACTCAACACAGCCGATAAGTACAATGCAGGGCTAGACATCATCCAAACCCTTTGCCAACACTACCAAGTGCAAGCCCCAGTCTTTATCGACAACGCGGAGAGCGTAAATCACATCTTAGACATACCCTCACAGACCATAGAGTTAAGAGCCACGCTTGAAGATTTCAACATCACACTCATCAATAACAACCAATAAAACCCCGAAACAATGGCATCAACAGCAGTAGCAAAACTCAGTGCAATGCTCAACGCAGACAGCGTGCAGCAACAATTCTACAACGCACTCAAAGAAAACAAGGACGCTTTCACCGCATCAGTGATTGACCTATACAGCGGAGATGCAGCACTACAGAAGTGCGAACCAGCAGCCGTTTTGCGCGAAGCCCTCAAGGCTGCAGTGCTCAAGCTCCCTATCAACAAAGCCCTAGGATTTTCCTACATCGTAGTCTACAACAACAGCAAGCGCGATGCAAGCGGACAATGGGTGAAAGTGGCAACCCCTACTTTCCTAGTAGGATACCGCGGACTAATCCAAATGGCAATGCGCACTGGTCAATATAAGACCATCAACGCAGACGCAGTCTACAAGGGAGAGTTGAGAGGAACGGACAAGCTCACTGGACGCATTGATCTAAGCGGAGAGCGAGAGAGCGATGAAGTAGTAGGGTATTTCGCACACTTCGAGCTTCTCAATGGATTTACGAAGACACTCTATATGAGTGTACGAGAGATGGCAGCGTACGCCAAGAAATTTTCACCTAGCGTGAAGCGCGACACCACGATAGACCAACTACTCACCAAAGCCAACGCCCCCGAAGCAGGGAAGGCGGTAGGATGGGAAGGCGATTTTACCGCGATGGCATTAAAGACCGTCATTCGCAGACTACTTGGAAAATACGGTTATCTCTCCGTGGAGATGCAAGGGGCAATGGAAAACGAAGCCAAAGCCGAAAACGCAGCAGCAGACGCACGCGAACAAATGGTGCAAACCACGGCAGCAACAAACATTGATTTGGACGCTGAAGCCTACGAAGAAATCCAAGAACCAGCTGCCATCGCAGTACAGAGCGCGACAACCTTTGCAGCACCACAAGCACCGCAGGCAGCACCACAACCAGTGCCAAGGGCAACGGCAGCACCGCAGCCCGACAACATGTTTGAGGAAGAACCCAATTACTAACCCATCACAACATCACTACAATGCACCTCCACACGCTAGGGTCATCATCAAAAGGTAACTGTTACTTGCTAACAGACAAAAACAACCACACTTTGATTCTCGATTTAGGAATTGGTTTGCGAGACATCAAGCGCGCCATTGATTATGACTTGTCGCGTGTGGTAGGAGCAGTGGTGACACACCGCCACGGAGACCACGCAAAGTACCTAGAAGAAGCAGCAAGAGCAGGTATCACCATTCACACCCACCAAGACGTGATAGACCACCATTCCGAGGACATCCGCGGAATGGTCGTAGAAATCAACCTCCACCAGTGGACACTCATAGGAGGAGACTTCGAGGTGCTGCCATTGCAAGCGATTCACGATGTGCCGTGCCAAGCCTTCGTAGTTCGACATCCAGAGATGGGCAAGTTGCTTTTCATCACCGATAGCGTGACTTTGCCGTATCAGTTGAAAGGGCTAGACCACATCCTCATCGAAGCGAATTATTCCGATGAACTTTTGGCACAAGCCATCGAAGAGGGGATAACCCACCCAGCAATGCGCCCCCGACTACTACAATCACACATGGAGCTATCCACAACGATTCAAGCCCTCAAGGCGCAAGATCTAAGCAGGGTGCAAGAGATAGTACTATTGCACCTATCATCGGGACACGCAGACCCAGACCAATTCCAAGATGCCGTGCAACGAGCCACGGCAATTCCAACCCACATAGCAAAGACAGGGTTTCACCTAGATTTGCACAACCCACAAACGCGATGAACATTACCGCCAAAGTAAAAAAGATTTACCCACCAGAGACTTTTGCTTTCGAGGATGGACGCACCTACACGCAGCAGTTAATCATCCTAGACTGCGGAGAGTACAACCGAAGCACGGGCGAATATTACGAGAACGACATCCCAATCTATTTCGGAGAACGCAACCTCAATTTGCTAGCAGCCATCACGGAGGGCGCGAAAGTTGAGGTGCATTTCGGACTAAGAGGACGCGCTTACACCTACACCGACAAGAAAGACAATGTAACGCAGCGAGAGGGCTACAGCCTAAAGGCAAACGCTTACGACATCAAGGTGCTAGAGCAGTCACAGCTTGTGCAGGCAGTACAACAATCAATGCCACAGCAGCCACAAGCCCCAATGCAAGCCCCCACGGCAGCTTTGCCCCCACAACAACAAGCGATGCTAGCAAACGCAACGGCAAGACCAGCGCAGCAGCAAGCACCACAAGCACCACAACCACAATATAACAACGATCATCTACCATTCTAACAATGACAAACGCAACAAGCGAGCTGATCGGGACACTGAAAGAGGTGCGCGAGAAATATGTCACCTTCAACAAGTACGGCAGTCGTTACGCGGAGCAAGTAATCGTGGTGGATTCAGGGCTTGACACATTCAGATTCTACTTCACGTGCTCAGACATTCCCGAAACATTCCCAGAGACCGGAACAAAGGTCCGCATCAAGTTCGACATCAGCAGCCGTCAAGGGGTTTCACTGAAAGGACAAGAATACTTCTCCGTTCGTCTCGATGCACGAGAGATTGAAAAAGTAAAAGGCAATGATTAGACTAACATACTATAAGGCGAACGATTCGCCCCCGAAGATAGACTTCTTGCTAGAGCGACTGCAAAGTCTACCCGATGGAGACTATTCAATCACGATAGCACCGAACCGCAAGACGAGGACGAACCAACAAAACGCATACTTGTGGGGAGTAGTTTACCCAGCGGTGCTTTTTGGACTGCAAGACGCAGGATGGGAGATTACCCACGAAGAACAAGTACACGAGTATTGCAAACAAGCATTTGCAGCCCGAGAGGTCATCAACAAGGACACTGGAGAGGTGCTAAGCCTACCAAGCAGCACCGCCAGCATGCAGACCACGGAGTTCAACGTCTATGTAGACAAAATCAAGGCTTTTGCCCTAGAATATCTCAACATCACAATTCCCGAACCCAACGAAGAATGAAAGATTTAGAGCATCGACTTCAATGTGCGTGTGTACGCTGGTTTGCTTATCAGCACCCTGAACTCAAAGGTACTCTCTTTGCTGTCCCGAATGGAGGTCAGCGCAACGCGATAGTGGCAGCCAAGCTCAAGGCGGAGGGAGTGACAGCAGGAGTGGCAGACCTTCTTCTTCTAGTGCCAAACGCCACGCATCACGGTCTTTGTATCGAGATGAAGACGGAGAAAGGGCGACAGAGCGACAAGCAGCGCGAGTGGCAAGCTCTCATTGAAAAAAAGGGATACCGCTATGAAGTGGTGAGAAACTTTGAGGAGTTCACAAAGCTCATTGAGGAGTATTTACAACAACAATAAAACATGGAAAAAAAATACAAACTAATTGAGGGCAGCCGTTTTTGGCAGTATGGTAGACCTCTATATAGAATCCAAGCCTTACGCGATTTCTCCGATGTCAAAAAGGGGGATTTAGGGGGATTTGTGGAATCAGAAGCAAATCTCTCTCAAATGGGGGACTGTTGGATTTACGACATGGCGCAAGCGGTGGAAAAGTCAAGAGTAGAAGACGATGCTTGTCTGCGAGATTGCGCCAAAATGTACGGTTCATCTATCCTGAAAGACAAAGCTCAACTACAAGGGTGCGCGCGAATGATTCAATACGCATGCCTAGAAGATAACGCGGTAGCAATAGATGCCGACATCTTAGGCTTTGCCACCATCACTGGTGATGTGGTTATTCGCAGAAATAAAGACTATATAGTTTTTTCTGACATCCCCGAGACTGGTTTCTACGCTACATACACATTCCCAAACAAAAGGTGGAGCTTCGTATTGTTCAAAGGGACAAGCAAAGAGTTCATAGAGTGCGCCCCTTTTAACGATAGGAAGAGACGTGAATTGATAGTTCAAATAGTAGAAGAGATAGAGAAACAGAATAAAAAACAAACAACAACAATCACAATGGAACAACAAACAGCAAACGAAGTCTTTTTGAAGGCTTTCAACGCACGCAACAGCGAAGCAATTCTCGACCTCAAGGCAGAACACGGCATCGGAGGTTACGGAGTTTATTTTCAACTGCTCGAAGAGCTTGCAGCCAACGGAGGAAAGGCGG